CAAAACGAACTTGATAAGTACCTTGCAGGTAGCGGGGATTTCTCAATCAAGGCAGCAATTGAATCTGATCTAACTCTTGATGGGGCTTGCAGCACTTTGCGGGTCACATCTGCCGAAGCGGGTAATTACTCATCAGGCGATATTGAGTTTCTTTCGTACCGCTACCGAATCACCGTTTACGGATAGGAGAAAAATGAGCTACATAGTCACATCGGATGTATTTGCGCCGAAGAAGAAAGGTGAGTCAATCACCGAGAAAGAATTGCTTGAACTAGGCCTCAACATTGATGCCTTAGTCGCAGGCGAACATCTAAAAAACACCGCACCAATCAAACCAGTAGAGGAAGTAAAATAATGCCACGCATAGTATTAACGGATGTTTCAGTTACAGTAAATGCTATTGATCTCAGTTCGTTTCTAACGAGCGTTACACTTTCAACAAGTGTAGATGTTGTTGAAACTACAGGAATGTCAAGCTCAGCAACAAAAACCCGCCTGCCAGGATTAAAAGACAATTCCGTAACGCTAGAATTTAATCAGGACTTTGCAGCATCAGGTCCTGAAATCACAATCAACGCAATTGGCTCATCACTTGTTGGAACAGTAGTTCCTATTGTAATCAAGCCAACATCAGGTGCAGTCAGTTCAACAAACCCTTCATACACTTTTTCGGCCGTTTGCAGCGAGTGGCAGAATCTTCAAGCTGGCGTGGGTGAGCTATCAACGATTTCTGCGACTTGGCCAATCACAGGCGCAATTACAAAAGCCGCTTCATAAATGCCACGCCTTGTTCTCAATAACGCCTATGTGCTATTTGCAAGCAACGATATTTCGGAGTTTGTAACACAGATAGAATTGAAAACAAGCGTGGATACAATTGACACAACACAAATTGGCGCACAATCGCGCACGCGCCAAGCTGGGGTGTTTGATAATTCTGTGACTTTTCAGTTCAATCAAGATTATGCCGACAATGCCCTTGAAGAACTTGTCAATGGTACTTCAATGGCAAACACAACAGTTGGAACTGCAGTTGCAATGCAGATTAGGCCAGTAAATGCTGCAGTAAGTGCAAGCAATCCAAAATATAGTTTTAACGCGGTTATCACCGAATGGCAATCTGTATCGGGTGAATTGGGAAGCCTATCCACTGTTCAGGTTTCCTGGCCAATCTCAGGCAACATAACAAAATCAATCTCATAAACTAGGGGGAAAAGATGGATGGATTATCAGTTAAGGTAAAAACAACCGATGGTGTTGAGGCTTCTTACAAGTTAACGCCTCGCATCATCGTTGCATTTGAGCAAAACTTTGGCGGGGGCATGCCTAAGTTGTTGGGGGAAGGACAAAAAGTAGAATTTATCTACTGGTTGGCTTGGAAAGCCCTTCAAACAAATGGACACATTGTAAAAGTTTTTGGACCTGAGTTCTTAGATACTCTCGTCAGCGCCGAATTGGATGCTGATGAATCTTTCGAATCCACCGCAACAGCCTAACTTTTATGATTGCAGCCGTTGCGGTTGAGACGGGTATTCCTATCAGTGACTTGCTTGATGCGCCTGAAGGTATCCTTGAAGCAATCACGATCTATATGAAGGAACGAGCTAAAGCCAATGGCGGATGAAGTAATTGTTCTTTCAGGTATCAAAGAAACTCTTGATGCTCTTAAAGAGTTTGACAAAGATGCAGTTAAGCGCTTCAACAAGGTTATCAATACCGAACTTGCAGGCGCAGAGCGAGATGCCAAAGCATTGATTGCAGGCGTTGCTGGTTACAATGATGACAATACCCCTATGAGTGGCTGGCGCAAAGCCGATGCAGCCAAACCTAGCAAAACTGTTAGAGGTGGCAAGGGTTGGCCTGGTTGGGATACTGGAGTTGTTCAATCAGGCATTAAGAAAACAAAAGTTCAGGGCAAGGTTCGTGGCGATTACACAACTAGCGCAGGCGCACTTCTCAACAAAACTGCAGCGGGTGCCATCTTTGAAATTGCAGGTAGGAAAACTAAACCAGGGTTCGGTGGCGGTTCGGGCAGTCAATTCTTACGAACATTGGCCAACAGATTTGGCAAGGCCTCGCGTGTAGTATGGCGCGTTGTAGATAAAGACAAAGACAGAATACAGGCAAATGTGGCGCGGGCGCTTGAGCAAGCAAAGGCCGATTTACAGAAACATCTACAGGGAGAGCGAGCTAAATAAATGGCAATTGGCGCAGTTGTAGCCCGCATCCTCACCCAGTATTCCGATAAGGGTTCAAAGGCTGCTCAAAAAGACATTAAAAAACTTGGTGCAAACATTGACAAGTTCGCAAAAAAGTCTGCAAAAGCCTTTGGCATTGCTGCCGTTGCATCTGCCGCCTTTGCAGCCAAGATTGGCAAAGATGCGGTTCAGGCTGCAATTGCAGATCAGAAATCTCAAGCCTTACTTGCTAACTCATTGCGTAACACAGTCGGTGCATCAGATGCGCAGATTGTCAGTGTAGAAAAAAATATCACGGCGCTTCAAAAGCAATTTTCAGTAGTAGATGATGAGTTAAGACCTGCCTTTGGTCGCTTGACTGCAGCCTTTGGCTCAACTGCTGCCGCACAAGAGGCGCTACAAATAGCTTTGGATGTAAGCGCCTTTGCAAGTGTTGATTTAGCAACTGCATCTGATGCAATCATTAAAGCAAGTCAAGGACAAAATAAGGCTCTATCTAAACTTGTTCCTGGTATTGGTGCTGCAACATTGGCAACAAAAGACTTTGGGAAGATTACAGATAAGGTTTCAAAGATTGTAGGCGGTGCTGCTGCTACTCGCGCAGGCACCCTTGAAGGTAAAATGGCTGGCCTAAAAATTGCATTTGGCGAAGCGATGGAAACTTTGGGTTATGCGCTTTTGCCAGTTCTTGAGAAGTTTGCCACGATGCTTACAACACAGATACTGCCAAAAGTTGAAGCATTTGTCGCACTTAACAAGGACAAGTTAGCAGCAGGTTTTGCACTTGCTGCAGATATGGCCTTCAAGTTACTAACAAGTGCAATTGCATTTTCTGACTGGTGTGCAAACAATATGGGCATTGTAAAAGGTATGGCAGTTTTGATTGCTGGAATGTTTGCAGTAGGTCGCATTGCCGCCTTTATTATTGCAATTCAAGGAATCATCGGCGTGATGAAACTTTTGCAAAAAACCGCAATTGGAGCAGCAATTGCAAACGCATTTGCCACTTCAGGTGTCAGCATTGCATTAGGAGCCGCTGCACTTGCAACAGTTGGGCTTGGAGCTTATACAGTAAGCAAAATGATGAATCCTGAAGCTGAGACAACTGTAAGCAAGGGAATTAGCCCCCGTGGTAACTCAAAGAATCGTGATTTTAGCGTCACACCTTACACGCCTGTTACTAATGCTCTTAGTAAATTTACAACTGGTTTGAATGATGCAACAAAAGCAACAAAAGATAAAGCAATCAATGAAGCGGCAGCGAAGAAAAACTTAGAGCGCCAAAAGATGCTTTCAGGTTCTACATCACTTGCAATTGGGCAAGGTGGCAAGTTATATATGCCTAATAGTGGCAGAAATGTAATTGTGAATGTTGCAGGCTCTGTTTCGACCGAGGGCGATCTTGTCACTGCAATTGTAAACGGCATTGAACGAACCACACGCCGTAGCTTTGGAACTGTTGGAGCGTTTGACAGAATGTCAGCAATCTAATGCCAGCCTTTGATGGTACAACTTCGCCTGCAGTAACAATTCAATTTTTAATGAGTGGCTCATTTGTCACAGTTGCAACCACTGATGTCATCAGCATAAATATCCGCCGTGGTCGCACTCGACAAAGCGAGCGCGACCAAAGCGGCACATCTGTCATCGTCCTTAATAATTTCAGCGGTATCTACAATCCTGATGCCACCAGCGGCACTTATGTTGTGGGCGGTGTAAGCATTTTGCGTGATGGCTTACAGATGCGCATTGTGGCTACAATCGGCGGTACCGCATACAACCTTTATTACGGCTTCTTAGAAACAACAAGAGTAGATCAGGGCGAGGCACCAGCGGTAACAATGACTTTTGTTGATGGCATTGCCTACATCGCCGATGCCCAGGCACCAGCGTTAGCCGCTGCCGCGAACGCCGAAACCGCAGCCACACGCGTTGGCCGTATGTTAGACATTGTGGGTTGGCCAAGTGGGGCATCACGCTCACTGACAGGTTCAGTGGGGATGCTTGCCACGGTGCAAAATCGCTCTTGTATGGCAATGATTTACCAGGCAGTTGATTCAATTGCTGGCCGTTTCTATATTTCACGCGACAATGTGGCAACCCTTGTGCCTCTTAGCAACAAGTTCTCACGCCCAACGCAGTTGCTTTTTACTGATACAGGTGCAAGCAACACTGTTGGCTATATGGAGTTATTTACCAACCCTGGCACTTATTATGTTGTCAATCAGGCGGTAATTGATCGCGGCAATGCCAACAAGCAATACACATCAACCTATAACATAAGCAAGAACGCATACGGTATTGCTAAAAGTATTTTTGATGCACCTGTTGCTACAGATAGCAACGCGCAAAATCTAGCTCTTTATGAGTCACGCAAATTGGCTGACCCACTTACCTATGTCGAGCGCATTGACTTTAACGCACTGGCACTTAGTAGTTATGGTGCTTTATATCCTGACTTTCTAGCAACTGAACTTGGCGATCAAATAAGCGTTGTGCGCTCAGGCACCCAATACAACCTAGTTGTTGAAGGTATGGCGTTTTCAATTATGCAAAACAATTGGATGATGTCCTACACCACTTCAGCCATCAATCCGTACTCAATTACAATCTAGGGGGTAACAGATGCCATTGTGTCCACAAATCACCAATACCCCCATTACTGTAACTCTCACAGGCGATTTTACTATTAACGATGTTATACCAGTTTTGGCTGCAAATACAGAGCAACTTGCAGCGGTTGAAGTCCTAGTTGATGGCAAAGCCGAAATCTATTATCAGACTACTGCGCCAGTCGGTGCTGGAATAAATGAAAACGATCTTTGGTATGACACCGATGATGGCAACAAGCCGTATGTTTTCCGTTCAGGCGTATGGGTTTCAGTTCAAGATGGCTCAATTGCAACGGCTCAATCTGCAGCCAACACTGCTCTTGCTAACGCTGCTACTGCAAATGCCGTGGGTGTTGCAGCTCAATCAACGGCAAACACTGCTCTTGCTAATGCAGCAACTGCAAATGCGGTAGGAGTTGCTGCGCAAAGCACTGCTAACACTGCTCTTGCAAATGCTGCTACTGCCCAAGCCGCTGCAGTTGCATCGCTTCAGCCAAGTGCTAACACGATTGTTAACGCCAGCAACCAAATGACTGCAATCAATGGCACTGGCATTACTGTCTTTTCAGGTGCATCATCTACTTCAGGCGCCCGTGTAGTTCTCAACTCAACTGGCCTTGCTGGATTTAATGCAGGCGGAACTGCAACTTTCTCAATTAGTGCATCAACAGGTGCAGCAGTATTTTCAGGTTCAGTTACAGGTTCAACCATTACAGGTGGAACGCTTAATATTGGCGGTAACGCCATTATTGATGCAAGTGGTTTTTTAACTGCTACAGGTGCCACAATTACAGGCACAATTACCACTAACAACATTACTGTCACTGGTGGAACGCTTACAATCGGCTCAACATTTGCAGTAACGGCAGGTGGAGTTCTTTCTGCAACAGGTGCAACAATTACTGGCACGCTTACATCAAACAATGTAACTATTACTGGTGGAACACTAACAATTGGTGCAAAGTTTTCAGTAACTAGCTTGGGTGTGCTAACTGCCGTTGATGGTGTATTTACTGGCACAATCACATCAACAAATGCAACTATTACTGGTGGTTCTTTGACAGTTGGCTCAACTTTTTCAGTCACATCGGCTGGCGTGTTAACTGCAACATCAGGAACTGTTGGCGGTTTTACCCTTTCAGCAAGTTCTATATTTTCAAGCACGAACTTAGTGATAGAAACATCAGGACAAATCAGTGGTGGAAATTCATCAACAATCTTTTATGGATTTGCCAACATCGGTGGTGGTGCTGCAACAGGTGAGCGTTTAATTGTTGCAGGCGATTCAAGTTTCAATGGCAAGATTTCAGCAATTACCTCAAGTTTTGTTGGGCAAATGAACTATTCAGGCATTGCTACTGGTTCAGGCAGCACAATGGTTGTGGTTACAACAGGTTCTCGCGTTGCTTACACAACTTCATCTGAACGCTTCAAAGAGCAAATCAAATACATCAATACAACTGGTTGGCTTGATAAAGTATTACAAATGCAACCTATTACTTACAAAACAAGTGAAGATTTCACAGTTGAGGGTGAGCCAAACGAAGAACAAATTGGTTTTCTTGCCGAAGATATTTATGACATTGGCGGTGGATTAGAAAAGGCAGTTGTCCTTGACCCATTAGGTGACCCTTTCTCGCTTTCTTATGATCGCCTCACAATATTCTTGATGCTTGCAATCAAGGAACTCAAAGCTGAAATAGATCAACTCAAGGGGGCATAAATGGAAACAGAGATTGACATTCAGGCAGTGCTAAAGGCGATGCGTGAAACCATCGGAAACCAGGCACAAGAAATTGCAATCCTCAAAGCAACACTTGAGGCATCAACTAACTCATAACGGGAGAACCGCGCAAAT